GGGCGCGTCCGACCACTACTGGGCCAATAGCATCTGCTGATTTTGGTACGAAGGAGTTATCAATTTCATTGATGAAGACTCCTGGTGAAACAAATTTAAAATTCTTAACTGACATTGTTGTACTTCCTTTTAGGTATAAATTTGTCTTAAAGACTTGTTTATCATTATTTAAATAGTATTTCTATCCTCAAAAGGATGAAGAGAAATGATAAAATGCGGTTGAGTTCCTGATTTAATCGTCAAAAAAGGAAGGGTTACCAGGAACTGCGGCTTGTTCCCTAGGATAAGTCACAACTACAAAGTTTTCATCCATCCTCACAAGTTGACGATCGTCATTTTCGCCTTCGCCGATTAAGTAGCCTAAAACACGTATTGTGATGTCGGTAGAATACATTCTGTTGTCTTCATTCAACTCAGCGGCATTGTTGTTGTGTGTGAAGTCCTGTTCTATAAAGGCTTCGTATATATGGCCGTTTCGTCTCATCAGGAAGGAGTTGATTTGGCCCGTTCTAGTCATAAACGGTTGCATCAGGGAGTTCATTTGCTGTTGGTACTCGGTTTTGATTGAGATCTTGTAATCCAAGTTTACATATACGGGTATTGGTATGGATAAAGTCTGAATAACAACCTGATGATTTATCCTTGGATAGTGTTTTTGAAGTACTTCCGTAGTGAAGGAACGTGTGCCGGTGGCAACAGCAAAATTTCTTGTCTTATCTTGCTTGACTCTCTTCGCTATAACAAGGCGACCGGTACGGCCGTCTTTCTTATCTGAGAATACTTGTGCTTGAAAGCCACCCTTTCGTGAGGGGTCTTTCACAATCCCAGTCCTTTCAACGCTGATAGTAGGTAAGATTATGGCGCCATCAGCGTCTCTTAACGACTGATCTTCTTTAACTTGGAATGATCTTTCTGGTGTTTGCCAGAATATAGGCACCCGAGTAAAGCCTGCATTTGTTTTGGCACTAAGATTCAAATCTTCTTTTAGCCAAGACATGATAGAGTAGTCAATTGACTCAATAGTAGAAGATAGCATACCCACTTCCTGAAGTGAAAAGTTATTCTGAGTGGGTGGTAACTGTGCGAAGTCAAAATCATCAGGTAGCATCGAATTGTCCTCTTCTTGCGCGCTTACATGTCGCATTAATCTCAAAAGTTTCGTCGACTTGGCCGAAAAGTTTGCGTGGCTTAGATAATTTAACTATCTCGTAATAAACTTTACCATACAAAATAAAATCACCTTGCCTTACAAACACATCTTGATCTTCTGTTAGCCTTCTCTTATGAAAATAGACGTTGATAATGGAGTCCGAGTCAGTTCCAACACCTGAAAGGTATGAAGTAGTCTCTTCCTCAACGTTAACAAGCGCATAAACACGGATGGGGGGTAAATAAGTCTTCTCTACGGCCTCTCCATACATGTCATGGAAGTCAGTTCTCTCCATATCAATAGGATAGTAAAGGATTTGTTGGCCTATTACCTTCTCAATAAGCTCATCATTGATTTGCTTAACTAAGTCTCTTTCTTTTTTACCTAAAAACAGCGGTGGTGGTGGTGTTTCCGGTCTTTCCCATTCGTCTGACATTTAAATCACCCCACAAAAATTGGTAACGGAGAGTTCTTGAATATATTCTGAGTAGCATCGGCTGTTTCCGAATCGTACTTGACAAGCTCTTTGTATTCGACTTCCTTCAACATCTCCATTAACTTATCTTTTAATTGTTGTTGTTCGTCTTTAGCTTGTGATAACAGTTCACTATGATTAAGTGTAACACTCTCGCCAGGAATCGGCAATGTTGTGAACTTACCGCGGATTTGACCCAACATCTCCTTGCAGAGTGCCAAGCCATACTTGCGGATCCACTGTTTGCCAATTGCGTTGATGTTTTCGTAGGGTATGTTATCGAATGGTAGAGTATTGATGTTGTTTACACCGTCTACACCGTCATCATATCCCTCATTAGAGGTGAAAACGTCCTGATCGTCAACATAAAACCTAAACCACATTCTGTCGATGGTATTGAATCCATATTCACCGGGATAAGGGTAAAGTCTCAACTTATTATCGATAATCTCATATGAATAATGTGAAGATCTGGTATACAGCGAATCTTCGTACATTATAGCTTGTAATTTGTTTTGCCATGTTGGAATAATCTCAAATGTAGAGTCATCGGCAAACTGTCCGTATGTCGAAGAGTTGCCAACCACATTAATGCCACCATAATATCCAAAGAATCTCCACATTGCGCGCGGAGTCTTGTAAAAAACCTTATTTACTATGATTCTCTTGTTACCAACCTTGCCGCTAAACGGTACTGCATTTCCAAATTCATCTTCGCCTGAAGCGCTGGCGGCTTCAATGATACTTTGAAGATCGTAATCTTGTTTTCCGTCAATAGCTTTAAACGACGCAGAGTATTGTGGTTGTGTACCCCCATAACCGCCCATAGAAGCCATTGTGTCGCCGATTCGCTTGGCTTGCTGGACCTGGACTCTAGGAAACTTAAGATTGGCGTTAGCGGTGCCTCCAGTCATGTCTCCATGATGGTCGAATGTACCTGTAACGTTACCAAGTGCGTTGGAAAGAACGTTTTTACCCTGATGTAGATTAACAATGTAAGAATATTCTAATACTGCTTCTTCATAGGCTGCATAAACGTTTGATGGAGTAAGTTCGATGTCTACAACATCGCCACCCAGTTTCTTATATGTATATGCTACTTGTTCCGAGGCACCACTGAGGAAGGCCGCGGATGCGGTATACATCCCAAAAGGCACTGCTGAAGCGACTTCTGTTGTTGAGCCGGTAGATGTCAGAATGATTGCGCTTGTTTGAGATTGTGGGGATAAATTTGTTGGCATTTGTAAAGTTCCTTAAATTAAATAGTAAACAGGCGATCAATGACCTCTTTAAAAATTCGGTATGACTAAACTAAATGAAAAAAACCCCCGATCCTTGAAGGAAAGGGGGTAATTTTATTACTATGTTAGGTTGTCAATCAAGTCAAGCGGTAGATAGTAACGGCTGCAGCGCCAGTTCTACGAAGTCTCAGCATCGAGGAACCAGAGGTATCTTCACCAGCAACATGGGGGTCGAAAGTCATGGCGCCAACAAGTGTGACACCAGTACCACCGGTAACCGTGAGGATGTGGTCTGTAGTGGTCGACAAGTTGATGATGCTGAAATCAACCGAATCACCGTTCGAGGTCAAGCTCAAAGCAGAAACCAAGTTTGCGGCTGTATCGGTCGCCTTCGAGCGGGCATCGCCGGGAGTCATCTTCAAGATTTGTGTCTTGATGAATGCACCAGTGATGATAGCAGTGCTGTCGGCAAGCGTTGTTTCGGTTGCTTGGTGACGAATGACAGGGTGAGCTTCTCTAAAAGCTACCACTCCTGCAGTCACAGTGAGGCCGCCGGCGGTAATCGTGTGACCGCCAGAAGTTACTGTAACCCCTTCGTCGGCGATCAAAGAGTTAACTGTGACATCCGAACCTTCCAAATCGATTGAACGATCCATCTCTTCCATTAATTTTTCGAGTCTTCCAAGACCCATTCTTCTATTACCCATAATATATTTCTCCTTTTATAAATTATGTTATTGCAATAACCCGTCTCATTCAATGATTGTACTCCAGCCACTTCGGAGTACTATCTTTCTAGGGCAGTGGCCTCGCCCAAGGAGAATAAAGTCAAGTTATAATAAATAGTATAATAACATGCAAAGACGAAAATGTCAAAATTTTAGGGGCAAAAAAATTTGAGAAATTGACATTTTTACATTTCACTCTCAAAAACAAAAACCCCCGCCAAATGACGGGGGTTTTGTATTTAGTCAGCTTGACTGATTTTTAAATCAACCGCCGCTCTCGCCGATAAGGCCACGAACAATAACAAGACCGTACATATCTGGACGGACCATTTTCTTGGCGTAACGAGTCATCACGCCCTTACGAGGTACGAAGTCCTCTGGTCCAAAGATAGTTGGAGTTGTTTGCAGTGGCACGTATGGTGCGTACACGTATCCGCTTTCAAGGAAAGAGGAGCCGCGACGGCCAACGAGAATCACGTTACGCAAGAAGTATGGGTCAACGTAAACGTCGAACTTCTTAGTAAGCGCGCCGACCTTCTGAGCGCCGATGGAACCACGCTCATCGTCAGCAGTGACGGAAGCACGGAAACCAGCAGTGAACTCAAGGACGTTAGCAACTTCAGGTCCACAGACGATGAAGTTAGCGCCGCCACGAAGGGTCTTGCGGTGAATGTTAGCAGACACATCATTGATGGTCTCAACAAGAGTCTCATACCACTCGGAAACGGTACCGGTGAAGTCAGGGGCAGCCGAAGTTGCACCAATTTCAGCACCAGTGTTGCGGTTCACGAAGAGACCTGGGGAGCGAGACCAGTACTTAGTACCAGCGGTAGCGCCCTTAACGAGATCTTCAAGGATCTCACGGTCGATCTCAAGAGCGATTTGCTCGGAGAGGATAGAAGTCAATTCGACTTCAGCATCCAAGTTGTGGTATGCGTTAAGGTCTTGACCTAACTCAGGAGTCCACTTAGCCTTAAGCTTCTTGGAAACAGCGGTAACAGCAATCGAGTCAACTTTAATGTCGATCTCGGGGATGTTGATGTTGTTTTCCAAGCCCCAGGGATCATCACCAATAACAGAACCAAGGGCTCCACCATTAATGAAGTCATCTTCTTGGGCGAAGGTAACTTTGTGACCTGCGGAAGCAGTAAGGATACCATGAAGTTGTGCTGCAGTAGCAGAACCATCATAAGAAGCAAGAACAAGCAAGCCTGTAGTCGTGCTAGAGCCACTGAAGCGGGTGAGACGACGAAGTTGGACACCGCGTTGACCTCCACCAGCGGAACTAGTAGTGTTAAGACCGGCGTTCGAGCCAGATGCATCTTGAAGAGTAACAGTGACGAAATCATCTTCGTTGAAGTTTGTCAAGCCAGACACTGTGAAAGAAGCGACGGCAACAGTTGCGCCGGCAGCACCTTCAAGTTCAGGGTCATGTTGACAAAGGTCAGGAAGAGCACCAGCAGAAGCACTGTATGTACTTGCTGTGATGAACGTCATAGCCAAAGCAGCGACGGATCCTGTTGGGGAAGCGTAACCGTTATTCAAGTTGCGAGGACCACGCTCAGCGTTGGCCTCAGAGATCAAGATACCACCAGTGATTTCGGACGCAACGCGACCACCACCGTAAACGGACTCTTCAGAGCCATCGGTACCGTAACCCAAGCGAGGGAGACCTGCACCGTTTGTAGAAACAGTGAAATCCATGAAGAAAATGAGGCCCGAGGGCAAACTCATAGGTTGCACGGCGACGAGATCGTTGGCAATGAGGCCAGCGAAGACGCGACGTACAATGGGGAAAGCTACAGCAGCGAAGCCTTCAACATCGCCGCCAGCCATCGTGGAACTTTCACGAAGAAGTTCCTTTGCTTGATTTTCAAGCAAGCGTGCCATGGTCTTGCGGCTGTTTTCGCCGGTAAGACCTTCAAGAAGACCGGTTTTCTCCCACTTAGAGAGAAGAGCACCACCTTCTGCACGCATATCTCTGTTGACCACACCTTCGGTCAATCTTTCGATAATACTAGACATAATAAAATCACCTCCTTTTTTTTATAATTTATTTGTGTTTATTTTATTCCAGCAAGCCTTCTCATACGATCCGAGAATGGATCTTGAGAGGCCACTTTGGTCTCTTTACGAGACGCGGTTAATACAGAATTACGACCACTGAGTGCTTCGCTCAATGACTTAGGGCTTCGCGTAGGCTTAGCTTCCATTGTGCTTTGAAGCGTTTCAAATATAGTCTTTGCTTCTGTGACTGAACCCGCGCCGGAAATAGCTTCGACAATTTTATCTTTCTGTCGCTCATTAAGGGAGGTATTTCTCAATACACGGTTCGTATATAACAGTCTTGCATTAGAAAGATTAACTTCATAGAGATTCTCTTTGAGTTCTTCCATAGCGGACTGATAATTCACCAATTCTTCTTTAAGGCTCTCATTGTTTGCGAGGGTCTTTTCAAGTGTTTCCTTGGACTCATTAACTTTTTCTTGCTCTTCTTCGACTGATTCTTCTTCAGTCTCGGTAGAGGCTTCATTTGCAAGCTCTCTTTCTTGCTCGTCTTTCAATTGTGACGTAGGGCGTCCGGCCCAGCCGGAGATCTCTGCTTTCATATCAGCAGTGAGTTTTTCCATTACCGAATCAAAAAGACCATCCATGTCGATTTCTTCATCAACAATTTCAGCGTCTTCTTCATAGAGTTCTTCTTCAGACTCTTCCATATTGTAACGGGGGCTATTTGCATCACACTTCTTGTGTGCTTCATCTTTAGACATGCCATCTTTCATGTGTGCTTTTTTGCAAGCATAGTAAGCGTCATCGTCATCTTGGAAGCGATCTTTATATTCATTAACTTCTTCTTCGTTAACGGAATCATCTTCGATCTCTAAATTAATGTCTTCATCGATATCACTGGAAAGTGCTTCGATTGCTTCTTGAAGTGCGCCCAAGTCAATGGTAACTTCAACATTTTCGCCTTCAGGAGAAAGAGAGTTTAAGTTATCTCCTTCATTGTTGGCTAAATCATCTGTAGAAGCAAGTGGAACCGTATCGGCTTCGTTTTCGACAATGTCTTCGCTCTCAGTTTCTGGATCGGCGTCGATACCCAATTCTGGCCCTGCTTCAAGAGGATCGGATTCTAGTCCGGGCTCATCTTGTTCCAGTAAACTTTCTAAAGTTCTCTTCACCTCTTCGGCGTATTTCTCGATAACAACAGATTCGGCGTTTTTGAGCGCAGAATCGCGAAGGGCTTTGGCATCTACAATAGACTCGTTAAGCAAGTTGGACATGAATTCTCTCCTAAATTGACAATAATTCAAAATAAATAGTATTATTTAAGCAGGAAAGCAATTTTTTATGAGACTTATACGGACCTATCGTCATATTCCCAAACACAAGTGATATTAACATCGGCTGGGTTTTGGTTAAATTTCATCTGCACTCCAACGATTTGGCCGGCGGTGAAGTGTTGAGAGCCTGAGAAATTAAACGTGCCAGTTGTGTTTGCCGCGGTAATTGAAATTGTTTGAGCTTCGACTTCGGCGCTGGCGCCGGCTGCATTGAAGTCTTCGGTTCCATCAGATGCAACTGCTACCTTTGCAGTGCAGTTTCCGTTCGGGTTGTTTTTAGAGCGGGCATAAACTCTTCTAAGATTTCCGTTGAACGGAGCAATGAACTGATGGCGGTAATCGCCCGTGGTAGATTCAGTGGTACTACCAAATTGTGGAATGAAGTGCGCGGTATTAGCGCCAAAGATATAGGCATGAACTGTTTTTTCTGTTCTGCCCTCAGATCTAAAGGGTCCAGTGACAGCCGAACCCGACACTTTAAGAAAGCCAGATGTTTCAACACCGGTTGTTAATTGTGCTGTAGTACCTGAGATGCTCGTCGGAGATGGGAGACTAGTAAGACCTGCGGCGCTGCCATGGAAGACCGCTGCATGGACGTTACCGCTAACCGCTAAGTTAGCAGACGATGAGATAGAACCAACAGAATTTATAGTGCTAGAACCCGAATACAGACCCACATTGGCAATCACATTGGCGCTAAGGCCTTCCATAACCGTACTGCCAGAGACATTCAAATTGTTGCCTAAGACAGTTGTACCTACAATCTGCAAGGTAGAGGAACTGGAAAGAGCACTCTTAAGTGTTGTTGAACCAGATACGGCTAACGTTCCTCCAATCATTGTGTTTCCAACTATTTCTAAGTCGCTGGAACCAGAAATCTTTCCATTTGAGTCCACCGTAGCGACGTTAGCATCAGCATTGGTTCTGAATTCAACTTGTGAGGATCCGGCGGCGTCACCCATTCTGAGACGGATGTCTTTGGCAGCTTGGTTGACACGTATGTTTAAGTGTCCTACTTCACTCTCCAACACACCGTTAGTTCCATTCCAATATATCTCCAAGGCCTTTGGGCCAAAGGAGGCAGATGCATTGTTGTTCGAGATATTTATTCCGCTGGAAGCTGTGATAGGTGCGACAAATTTGCTTGAACCAGATACTTTAAGGAATCCAGAAGTTTCAACACCAGTTGTTAATTGTGCCGTTGTGCCAGACAAAGATGTTGGGGCGCCAGCACTCACATTCGTGAGACCTGAGCCATCTCCGTAAAAATTAGCAGCATGTACCGCACCAGTTACTGCGACATCAACAGAGGCAGATAAAGAAATAGATGTTCTGATTATGTTAGAAGATGATACGATTCCAAGCATGTTGATGCCACCATCACCAATAAGTGTTACCGTGTCTCCAATAATCTCGATTGGAGAGCCACCGGATATGGCACTTGCTGTTAGAGAAGTTAGTGTAGCACTAGACGCAGAGATGACTGAGGAACCGCTGAATTCAACGCTTCCGCTAAATGATATAGATGAAGCCGAAATACTCAATGGAGAACCGCCAATGATTTGACTGGCGGTTAAAGTAGTAAATTGTGCTGTGGTACCGGACACAGCGTTAAGAGTGCTTGAACCAGACACTTTTAAGTATCCAGATGTCTCTAATCCTGTGGTACTGTAGACTCTGGCGGAACCAGATGTAGCACCCGCGGATATACCAGTTAAGTTTGAACCATCTCCCCAATACTCAGTGGCATGAACGTTACCTGAAACTGCCAAGTTGGCCGATGAAGAGATGGATCCTACGTTTGCAAGGACGCCCGAACCGGAATATGCTCCGACGTTTGTTATACCATTTGCCGTAATGTCTTCCATTACCGAGGAACCTGATACCTTTAAGAATCCGGAAGTCTCTAAACCAGTCACACTGTAAACTCTCGCGGCGCCAGATACGGCTCCTGCTGAAATACCAGTCAAATACGAACCGTCTCCATAGAACTCAGTAGCATGTATGTTTCCGGAAACTGCAACGTCACCGGAACTGGATATTGACCCAACCAATTGTGAAATACTGGATGCAGACAACGAAGTTGTAAACATACCAGCGGCTGTCATAGAACCAGTGCTTGTTACTGTTCCGCCAAATGTGGCGTTACCAACGTTATGCATAATATTAGAACCAGAAAGTCCATCAGTGACAAGTATCAAGCCATTAACTTTGATGTTTCCATCATTCATTTGTATTAAATTGGCGCGCTCAGGAGTTCCTAAGAACTGACCTTGTGCCACAAATACAGAACCTGTCGCTACAATATCGGCCGACGAAGTGATTGAACCAACCGCTATGATACCGCCAGAACTGGATACTGGGCCTCGGAGAGCAATACCTCCATCTCCAACAATTGTTACTGTGTCTCCAAAAATTTCAATTGGAGAGCCTCCAGATATTGCACTGGCTGTAAGTGATGTAAGTGTGGCGCTCGATGCTGAAAGCACGGAGGAACCACTAAATTCGACACTACCACTAAAGGTTATAGAGGATGCCGAAATACTTAATGGAGAGCCACCAACAATTTGACTAGCGGTGAGCGTGGTGAATTGGGCTGTAGTTCCTGATACAGCGTTTAAAGTGCTGGAGCCTGAAACTTTGAGGTAACCAGAGGTTTCAACACCGGTTGTTAATTGTGCGGTGGTGCCTGAGAGATTTGACGGAGATGGAAGGCTAGTTAAGCCGGCTGCACTACCGTGAAAAGTTGTAGCGTGGATGGCGCCAGAGACTGCTATATCAGCAGATGACGAGATAGAACCCACCATCGATATGACACCTGAGCCTGACAGGCTACCGGAAATTAGAACACTACCGCTGGTGGCGGTCAATCTATTTATACCACCTGCTTTTAGTGATACTTGATCGTTTTCGAAATCAATCTGAACGTCATTGGGATCTCCTTCAAATTGAATATCGCCGCTATGTTGGGGGCCTTTGTTAGAATTATAAGCCATTTAGTGTTAGTCTCCGTTTGTATTAAATATTCTTTAGGAACCTTTAGTTCCAATAATCCACCAATTTTCTCCATCGCACTGTAAAGTTCGCGATGAGTAATTCATTTTTATTAACTCATTGTTGCCAATGTCAATCTTACCTTCTTTACAGCTTAATGTAATTTCATTATCATTTAGCTTGTATTGGTTAGAGTTAGCTTTTTTGAAAATCAATACCCTGCCTTGGTTGTTGACAGGTGGTGGGAGATTGACATTCATTTTATTGTTTGACGCATCACAAATAATTGTGTAATCATCATTTTGTACTTCGTAGTTTTCTTCTTTAACGGTTTTGATTTTTTTATAAACAGAGCCTTCACAGACTAATTTATTTTTAATCTGGGTGCTGGCGGCTGATATTTTACCTTCAACGTTTAAAGAATTATTACTTGGATCGAAGCTAAGGGCAGCAGTTGATTCAAAACCACTTCTACCTTTTAATTGGATTTCGTTCTTATTACCAGATGCATGTGGTATCTTCATATTGATATAGCTATCAAATAAATTTCTGATTGTTGTGCTTCTGGTCTTGCCTAAAGAAGCATCACTAACAAGCAACAAATCATCGTCGCTAAGGTTTTGGCCTGCAAGATTGATTTTTTCAACCTTAGCAATGTCAGTAGTCAGTTTGTTATCTTCAAAGTACAATCCAGAATTATTGGCTACTGTTACGCTCAAAGAATCTTCTTCCATGGATAGACCTTGGGATAATTTAACCTGCAGCTTTCCTCTTACGTTTTGCAATCCGGCGCCGTAATCAACAAAATTAGCATTGATTTTGCTTACAAATTTATCTGTAGGGAGGGTATGCAAATAAATTCCTGAACCTGCAATTGTACTGGCATTGATGTTTTTTACATCTAACGTCTGAGAATCACTGTTATACGTTAAGTTGTGATGTGTGCGAGCACCGTGTTGTTTATCAGCAATAATAATACCATCATTGATGTTGCCTTTAATTTTCTTAATTGCTACATCTTTCATGGTAGCACATGGAGATTCTGCGTCTGTATCATAAAAGACACTGGCACTAATAGTATTTTTAAAAACTTTGATGCCGCCGATCTCTTGATCTCCGTGTTGGTCCACGGAACCTTCTACTACACCCTTAAGTACATTATATGCCATATTATATCCTCTCAACAATAAATAGAATTATATTACTAAATAGCCTCATAAAAAAGGATGCCCCCACAAGGAGGGCACCCAAGACAATAGCCTAAGTCTAAAACTATGTTTAGATTAGAAGATTCTCCATGCAGCATCCGAGATAGCCATCAAGGAGACAGCACCGGAATCGGATTCGATTTCGATAGAAGCCACACCGTCAATGCTATCACCAGAGCCAGCAGCGATGATGAGCTTGTTGGAACCAACAAGCGGAGCTTTAACGTGTACGACATCGCCAGCAGCAGGAGCGGCTGGAAGAGTCCAGGTACGGTTAGCTGTGAGGTCTGCGGAGCCGTAGTTGAAGCCTTCGGCAAGAGTAGCGTCTGCATCACCGACTGCGGTGACGACAGCGCCGTCGAGCGAAAGAACACCACTAGCAAGTGTGAGACCAGCGCCTGCAACTGTAGACTTAAGACGAAGACCACCAGCAACAACTTCCATGGAAGCATCACCGTCGCCAGAGTTGAGTCTAAGGTCTGCAGAGAAAGCACCACCTGCGAAGGACATATCCATCGAGTTAGTGTCAGATACGGACAATTGACCGCGAACACCAGCAGCAGCATCACCGTGAGCGATGGTGTCGAGTACAGAACCCGAGAATTCGCTTTCGTCGATGCTAAACACACCAGAAGAGTAATCGATCATTGCTTCAGGGGCAACACTCAAGTGAGCGCGAACTTCAGCGGCCGAAGGACCGGTGTAAGTAATAACACCCGAAGAGGCGTTGTAGGCCAAGGAGCCGTCACCACCAGCATCAGTCACAGAAATGTGGCTGCGAATACCGGCAGCAGCATCAGCGTGAGCGATAACATCAAGTGCGGAACCAGAGAATTCAGTGTGCTTGATCTTGTAAACACCAGCAGAAACTTCAAGCATTTCGCCAGCGGTCATGTGAGCGCGGACTTCAGATGCCGAAGGACCGGTGTAGGTGAAAACACCTGTCGAAGAGTTGTAAGCAAAAGAGCCGTCACCACCAGCGTCTACAGCAGATACTGCAGCACGAGCACGAGCGTCGGTGAAGTAAAGGTTTGTACCTTCAGCCAAGTCAGCAGTGTTTTTGGTTGCAAGAGCGTCAGCCCAAGAAGCAGAGTACTCGGAAGCCTTGATCTTGTAGACACCAGCAGAAACTTCGAGCATTTCGCCAGCGGTCATGTGAGCGCGGACTTCAGAAGCAGAAGGGCCTGTGTAAGTAAGGACACCAGTTGAAGCGTTGTAAGCCATGGAGCCGTCACCGCCAGCATCAGTTACAGAAACCATGCCGCGAACGGAACTTGTCAAAAGATTCTCGTTCATAGTCCAAGCACCAGTGCTAGAGTTGTAGTGCATGAAGCGATCTGCTTCCATAGAGATAGCAGCGCGAGCGCGAGTGTTGGTGAAGTAAAGGTTCGCAGAACCTTCGCTAACATCATCAGTGTCAGCGAGTTCGAGAGATGTTGCAGGGTTTTGCAACTGGCCGTCGAGAGTCGAGGCCGAGAGGTTACGAGCAGCGTCGATTACGACGGTGCTGCCGACTTTAAGTTTGCCGGCGGAAATGATGTCAATATCACCTTCTTGCTTGAGAGCACCAGAAAGGATAGCATCACCTAATTGAAATTTGTAAGCCATTATATATTTCTCCTAAATTATGAATTATATAAAAAATGCTAGACCAGTATGGACCCGAAGGCACAGACAAGCCCAGCATTCAAGTTTAACTAGTCTATACTTGGGGTAAACAAAACTAGCTAATAAAATATTTATTGGAGCCGTTGCAATAAATCGATATTGCTGCGTATGGGGACTCTAAAACTATTGAATTTTTACCATCGATAGTTTCTGATCCAGAGGCAAAAATAATCACGCTATTGTTGTTTGCGTTGCCGCCTTCATCTTTTACTACGATCGTTTGACCGGTCATTAACTGGGACGCACCAAGTAATCTGATATCTATTTGTGACTCAGTTGAGTCAACACCAATGTAGTAGTCGTCTAATGAGGCAGTAATAGTAGAAGTAGTTGTCCTGTGGTTTAAGGACAGACCACCATTGATGGAAAGGGTATTGTTTTGAAAAAGTAAATTACCGGATCCGGTAAGATCATTATCAGCAGAATCATGAAATTGAACTGAATATACAGGTCCTTCCGCAACAACATTATCTGCTTTCACATTAATGAGATTGCTGCCATCACCATAGAAAGCAGAAGCAGAGATATTCAAACTTGCCGATANGGCGCCTGTAACAAACGTAGACTTNTTNANTACNATTCCACCCGGTATAGAGCCGATACTGCAATCAGGACCAAGGTGTACTGAGCCAGTACCAACGAACAATGAACCCCATCTTTGTGTTGCNGAGCCTAAATTGAATACNGNACTGCCAGATGGAAATATCGAACCTGTAATTGTTAAGCCAGNGCTGCTAGAGATGTTTACTGGTCCAAGGAACGAGGCTCCGGCAGATGCTGTTATGTCTCCTGTTACATTTAAGGTATTACCATCAAACGTCAAGTTGCTTTCACAAACTAAGTTATTAGCATCTCCATTGACATTTGTAAGGATTGCATTGTTAGTAGCATTAGACACACGAGGTATATTAATCACATCGCCAGCATCAGACGTGCTTAAGTTGCCTGATAGAATATTGGCATACGCTATATCTATCCGAGGTCTAAGTTCTGCGGGCAAGAACACAGTGCCCGACATGTTGTTATAAGCCATCTACATGCCTCCTCTATTAACTAGAAGACAAACCAGTTGCTTCCATTCGAATATAAACTAATTGCTGGCATTGTACCAGTCAAGGTATAAAACGCATCGCCATCGAATGTATATGTATCGGTAACTGATCTAGTAAGAACGATACTTGAACCTCCTCTAAGAGAGGCTTCATCTTTAACCACCAGCACGGCGCCGGCACTATATGTGCTAGGATTCGGTATAGTTATTCTAACAGGCGCTGTACCGCCCGTAAAGGGGGTTGCAACGCCGAGAAGGTAGTCAGAGGTTGACGCGGTATAGTGACTGCTCGTAACGTTGGTGTAGCCCCCTCCAAAGCCCTTAACGAAGGTTTGCTTTGAATAGGAGCTAGCGCTCAATATTGCGGTTGTTCCCGACCAAATTGCCAAACTACCTGTTCTGAAATGTCTGTCGTCAATGGTGTTACCAAAGAATGTCGAACCGGTTGCATCAATAATAGAGATGTTCTCGTAATTGAAAACACTGGCACTCAGAGTACCAGTGACAATCATATTACCAGATAACACCAATGTGGAGGGCTCAGTGTGCTCTCCATAAGAGGCTGTGTAATATACTAATTTAGATGACCCTGTGGTATGACCCCCCGATCCAGTCATAAACTGGAGGGAGCCAGTTGGTCCTGAAGCAGCACCATCACCGACAGTATCAGTGCAATCAACATAAGCCCAGCCAAAACTCGACATTAGTTTAGCCTACCCCTGCAGAACCCGACCAGTTTGTGCCTTGAGCCGTAGCTGTGAGACCAGTTCGGATGTTAGTGAGGCCAGCAACAATGTCTACGTTTGACGAGCCTGATACCCAGATAGATGATACTTTTAATTGTAAAACTCCACTGTTTGCAACGTTGGATGTATCACCGTGTGCGGTAGTAACCGATCCACTTAAAGATGGAATGGTAAAATAGTTACTAGAACCAGTCATCCCACTAAGCGAAAACGCTACTTTGCAATCACGTCCAATATCATTGTTAATAATTTTAACCCAACTCGTAACATGTGGAAACACAACTTCATAACCGCCGGGGCGGCTGCCAACGAATCCATCGATATTACCACTGGCAAATGGTTTCCCACTTACTTGGTAGGCGCCTACATGATTTAGGCCGGGTTCGGTATTCCAACTTCCCATTATAAAACTCCTTAAATATTTAAATCACACTATAAATAGTCATTAATTTTTTCTAGCGCGTCTTTGTTGTGCTTTAAGTTTTTTAGCTTGTTCGCGAAGGCGAGTGCGCTCGGCTCTTTCCTTTTTTATACGTTTCTTGACTGAGGGCTTATTATAGTGTTTTCTGTCCCTGCATTCTTCTACGATTCTTTCTTTCTTGACTTTTTTAAGAAACTTTCTTATTAGTCTCTCATTACTCTCTTTAGGGTGGTTACGCTTAGTAATCACTTGTGCTTGTTTTTTCATTATCTATTTAATCCTGTTCCAAATTTGAGTTGATGGGCCCATGAGTGAGCTGATGTCGACACCAGGGTCACTTGGACTACCCAGGTCTATAGCTCCCGCAGGTTGCGTAGTAGCTTCATAGGATGACATGGCGTCGGTGCCTTCGAAAAGATCAACTCCATTATATGCATCCTTATTTATTGCACTCATCAATGCGGCGCGCTGCTCCTTTAGAGCATTGTTGTTTGTTTTTGGCTGAGGTGTTGGGCGCGTTACTGGGGCTTGCTCCACAATACTTTGGGTACCAAGACCTTTCACAACCTCTGACACAACATTAGATAACAACCCTTCCTCTATAAGAACTTCTTGTATACATTCTTTTACGAGAGGTTTGATTATTTCTTTTAATTCTGTTTTTTTCATTTTCTATCCGTTTAAAATGTCGTTGATTAAATCATCGACGTTACTTTCTTTTAATTCTTTTGTTTCTCTCATCGACATACTCATCGACTGATTGCCTGTTTCAGGTCGCATGTAAGCACCGGGTGTCGAGGGCGTCGAAACCATATCGAAACACACAAGTTCAAAATCTTCGGCAACAACCTGTTCTCCGTTTTTTTCAATCAGTGAGCCAGTACCTCTCGAAGAGATTCCAACACAACATTCACCATCGACCAATGCGCGCAGTGTTTTGCCGGCCGGGGTGTTTAATACTTGAATTTTACCCATGACTTTGTTGCCATCCATCCAGATCGATGTAACCTTGTGGGAAACGTTTACAAGAGATATCTCAATTTCTTGAGGGTGGTCTAACTCACCAAGAGCCTGTTGGGCTTCAACCAACTGTTGATATTTTTTAACCTCTCTCTTCATTACGGATTCGGTATACATACGGCCGTTACCATTCTTAACACCACACATCTGCATGACGCCTGTGAGGATCATAACGTTATCTTCCCGAATCATGCGCTTTTCTTCTTCGGTTAATAAATCTTGGCAAACTCCGCCTTCGCAAAGCTGATAATATTCTCTAAGTAATTGTTTACCCATAGCTAACTTCCTTTACAGCAGTGTCTAACTGGCTGCAACATCCACTTGCTTGTCCAGGTGGCAGGTATCTGGGTTTGTCTGTTTGTATTCATGTTTAAATCCTTCGTCTCCAAAAATCATGTTGAGAACATAAGAAGTTCCCGACGATAACCAGCCCATAAGAAAGAAGTTGGTTACCGTTACATCAAAGTTAAATAGTTCTGTGAATGGAGAAAGTAGCAATAAAAACCAGCCAACATGAAAGCCCATACACATGGGGCAGCGAAATAATTCTCCAGCTCTTCCTTTTGTGGGTCTGATTTTTTTAAAGACTTTCCCATATACAATTATTTGTGTGAGTCCGTAAGCGCAAAGTATAAATGTTAAAAGTTCCATTATTTCCTCACAACTATGTCTGTGTCTATGCCGGGTGTCCCTTCTTTTGCGTACGGAGAGTTTGAGTCTGTGTTAAGCCAATCGACCAAGTGTGCCGTAAAATCCGGCATTGGATCTGGGGTAGTGTTCGCTCTGGCTGTTTTAATGTAGGCTTCAATCTCATCTTGAATGCCACTGTTGGACCAATAACTTTTTTCAATGTCATTGTCAATAGTTGCGAGAAGTGCTGTGTCAATACACAGGAGCCGTAAAAGATTTGCTGTTTTGGTAGTCACCTTTTCTTGCTGTACGTCATTGATTAAATTTGCAAAGACGCCAACGACTGTGGCGCCAAGAGTGGCGCCGCCAGACGCCATTGCGGCCGGTATACCACCAAGTAAACCAGCAACAGACAAAATTTGATTTAACTTTTCAACGTTCTCGCCTTGACTTTTAAGTTTCTCGATTCTTTGTTTTTGAACGTCTGGATCCAATGAAGCAAGTTCTAAGCCGCTCACAAACGTATCAATATCAACTGGCTGTTCCGGACATGCATCAAACTGTTCGTTAACAAACGTGTCCCAGTTTTCAAGTATTAGTTTCATTTCACCCATAATATTCTCCTAGACCGTGTATAAGTAATTGTACGAGTAAGGATCTCTAATGTATCCGGGTCGTATGCTGCCCTTCTCAGCGGCCTGTGGCACTTCTCCGAGTTCAGTTGAGTATTCGTTATCAGGCTCTATCAGGTGTTCCTCTTCGGCAGAAACAATAGCTTCCACTTGTTCGAAGTAAGGTCTTTCCTCATCAATAAAGTTTGAGATATTGATTAAAGCCAACTTAGCAGAGGAACTATCGGGGTCTGCAGACTCTTCCAGTGTCGCTTCAAAGGAGCCAAAAAATGATCCTGCTTGAATGCTTTCTGGAACAACAAGGCCTTTTCTACGGAGATGGGAGAACAGTCGGTTTTGAGCGCCATAAACTAA